TGCCGGCGGGCCGTTGCAGGCCGGGCAGGGGTATCTGGTCGGCGACGGAGGCGGGCCTGAGCTGTTCGTGCCCGGGCAGTCGGGGCGGCTGCACCCGATCGGCGGCGCTGCCGGCGGCGGGGCGTTGCAGGTCGTCATCAACAACAACGGCACGAACAAGGTGTCCGCGCGCGAGGAAACCGTCCGCGGTTCCGGGGGCATGGACATCCGCAAGCTGATCGTCGACATCGTGGCCGACGACATGGCGTCCGGCGGGAAGTCGGCGGCCGCGATGAAGGGTCGGTTCAACCTGCGGGAGGCGTTCTGATGGCCTCCCTGCCCAGCTACGTCACCGTCCTGTTCGACGGTTACGGGGAGCAGTTCGACCCGTCGGTGCAGCGCACCGATATGGATAAGGGCAAGCCCAAGCAGCGCGTGCTCAACACGCACGTCATGCAGGAGGTCGAGGCGCGCCTGCTGTTCAAGTCCGAGGCCGACGCCGCCGCGTTTGAGGCCTGGTACTTCGACACGATCAAGCGCGTGGGCGAGTTCACGTTCACCCACCCGCGCACCGGCGCAACGATCACGGGCAGCTTCAAGGGCGGCGACATCGGGCGGCTGGTGCCGCTGATCCCCGACTTCTCCTGGTCGGCCCGCGACGTGACCATCGAGTACCTGCGATGAGCTTCACCGAGCAGCTCCAGCGCGTCACCGATACAGACGGAATCCTCGTCCTGCTCGAGATGACCGCGCCCTCGTTCGGCGCCAGCCTGCGCCTGGTCAACGACACCCGCGACTGGGTGAGCGGTGGGCATACCTACATCGGGTTCCCGTTCCGCTTCAAGCTGCCGAACGATGTCGCCGGTCAGGTGTCGCGGGCTCAGCTGGAGATCGACAACGTGGGCCGCGAGATGACGGCCGACCTGGAGTCGCTGCAGCCCAACGAGATCATCACCGCGACGATCCGCATTGCCAGCAAGGCCGAGCCGGACGTGATCTTCCAGACGATCCCGCTGCCGGTCACGCGCGTGAGCGTGACGCCTTCGGTGGTCACCGCCGACTGCGGCGTGGACTACATCATGCGCCAGTCCGCCGTGAAGCTGCGCGCCAACCCGCACACCCTGCCGGGGATCTTCTGATGCACCCGGCTGAACGCTTCATCGGCATCGCCTACGACGCCGACACCTTCGACTGCGCCGATTTCGTCGCCCACGTGCGGCGCGAGCTGTTCGGCCATGAGGTCCGGCTTCCCAACGGCCGCCCCCGTGGCGAGGCGGGGCAAGTCGCGCTGGGCAGCCTGTCGAAGTCCTACACCACCCCCACGGACGCGCCACAAGACGGCGATCTGGTGCTGATGAAGCGACGCGCTGGCGTCGGCCACGTGGGCCTGTACTTCCGCATCGCTGGCGAGGGCTGGGTTCTGCACTCCAACGAAACGAACGGCGCTTCCGTCCTCCAACCCATCCGCGACCTGCACACCTGGGGCGCGATTGTCGAAGGGTATTACGCATGGGCCTGATGGCCGATCCGACCAGCGGTGGTCAGATGATCCTGACCCCGCACCCGATCACGCTGGAAGGCCAGCGCCACATCGCGGCTGCGCTTGAGCCGGGCGAGAAGCTGGGCGGGTTCCTGCGTCGCACCGTGGCCGACTGGCACGAGGATGCGTGGGAAGTTCGGATCAATGGCGTGCTGGTGCCGGTCGAGGTGCTGGACCGCGTGCGCCCGAAGGACACGGCGCTGGTCGAGGTGCGGGGCATCGTCAAGAAGCAAGTGCTGTACATCGTGGCGATGGCCGTGCTGGCCTACTTCACGATGGGCGCCGGCTTGGCGGCCTACGGCGCCGCGGTGGGGGTCACCTCCGCGGCGGGTCTGTCGGTCCTGGGCGCTGTCTCGTTCGTGGCCGGCGCCGCCCTGGTCAACAAGGTACTCGGTCCCAAGCCGCCCAGCGCCCAGAGCGTACAGGCCGCCGATCCGGTTTTCTCGATCAACAGCGCTCGCAACACCGCGCGCCCGTACGAGACGCTTCCGATCCTGTTCGGCTCGACCCAGATCACGCCCGACGTGGCCTCGCACCCGTACGTCTGGTACGAGGGAAATCGCCAGGTCATGGGCATGGTGCTGACCCCCGGCATCAACGTCCACACCGTTGAGGCGCTGCAGAACGGCGACACCCCGCTGGCCTCGTTCGAGGGCGTGCAGCTCTACTACAACGGGCTGGCCGGGCACCCGAATCAGGACATCCCCCTTTTCAGCAACGCCGACAGCCTCGCGGGCGGCGAGCTTCAGGCCGGCGGCCCGTGGGTTGAACGCACCAGCTCCGCTGATACGGTCAAGCTGCAGCTCGATTTCGAGGGCCTGCTGTACGACGTAGACAGCAAGGGCAAGTTCAACGGCAACAACGTCACCATCCAGATCCAGTACCGGGAGACCGGAACGACGGAATGGACGGGCAGCACCTCGCTGGCCATCTACAACCGCGACGCCAACACCGTCCGCCGCACGGTCAGCATCGACGTGGATCGTGGGCAGTACGACGTGCGCGTCCAGATGGGCACGCCCTACTGGAACGACGGCACGCCCCACGACGAGTGCCGCTTCAACTGGACGGTACTCAAGAGCATCCAGCCCGACGAGGCCGACTACACCGGCATCCCGCGCATCGGCCTGCGCATCACCGCGACCGGCCAGCTCAACGGTGCACTCGATCAGGTCCGCATGGTGGCGCACAGCGCGCCGATCTCGGTCTGGACCGGCAGCGGCTGGGTGACCGAGCTCACCAGCAACCCCGGCGCGCAGCTGCTCGCGTATGCGCGCGGCATCCGCGACACGAACGGCCGCCTGCTGGCCGGCATCGGCCTGCCTGATTCGCAGATCGACATTCCTGCGCTACAGGCCTTCATGGTCCACTGCGCGGACAACGGCTACACCTACGACGCCTACATCAAGGACGGCCGCAACCATCAGGAGATGGTGGAAGCGATCGCGCTGGCCGGCTTCGGACAGACCAGCTGGGCCGGCGGCAAGTTCTCGGTCGTGTGGGCCAGCGCCGACCAGCCGCTGACCGGCGTGGTCAACATGGCGACGATCAAAAAGGGATCGTTCCAGGTTGATTACACGCTCGCCAACGCGGCCGATGGCGTGGAGTACACCTACGTCGATCGCGAGACCTGGGCGCCCGTCACCCTACGTGTGGCGGCGCCGGGCGTGACCACGATGCAGAACCCCGCGCGCATCCCGGGCGAGGGCATCACCAACGAGGCCCACGCGGCGCGCCTTGCCCGCTATCACCTGGCGCAGTCCCTGTACCAGGCCAAGGACATCAGCTACAGCACGGACCTTGAGCACCTGACCTATCGGCGCATGTCCGTGCTGGCGTTGTCGCACGACATGACGCAGTGGGGCTATGGCGGCCGGCTGCGTGGCGCATCGCTCAGCGGCAGTACGCTCACCGTTACGCTGAGCGATCCGGTCCCGTTCCTGACCACTCCCTACATCGGACTGCGGGTGGCCGGCGAGGGGCCGTACCGCGTGTTCCGGGTCGTGCCGTTCGAGGGCGAGTCCGACACCCTGACGCTGTCCGAACCGTGGCCGTCTGGCGTTCCCGCACCGGGCCAAGGCGAGGGCAACCCAGCGCACGACACCATTTGGATCTACGACATCAAGGCCACGCCGGGCTACCGCGTGCGCGTTGTCCAGATCGAGCCGGAGAGTGACCTGGAGGGCGCCGCGGTCACAGTCGTGCCAGAAGGCCCCGAGTTCTGGAACTACGTCCACACGGGCGAGTACATCCCGCCGGCCAACCAGAGCCTGCTGCAGGGCCGGCCGGTTGCGTCCGGGCTGCAGATCACCGAGCACCAGGTGGTGCAGGGCGACACGGTGTTCACCGAGCTGGGCGTCGCCTTCGACATCACCGGCAAGATGGGCTACGCCACGGTCACGCTGTCCCAGTGGCTGATCGACGGCTGGAGCGAGCCGGAGACCGTGGCCGAGACGCGGACCACGTTCGCACGCTTCCGCATCCCCGAGGCGGGCGTCTACCGGGTCACCGTGCGGCCGTACAGCGAGGATGGCGTTGTCGGCGTCCCCGTCACGGCCACCTACGCGACGGCCGGCGCTGACATTCCGCCTCCCGCCTTCGACCTGTTCAACGTGCTGGCCGTCCCGGGTGGGCTTCGCAAGTACAGCTGGGCGTACCTGGCCGAGACGATCCAGGCCCCTGACTTCGCGGGCGCCGAGGTCCGCTACACCGCCGGCGCCGTGGCCGATCCCGACTGGGCCAGCATGACGCCGGTGGGTGATGACGGGTTCCACACCTCGGCGTTCGAGGCGGTGGTTC